CCGGCACAGAGTTTCTACCCCAGGCCGAGGGCGAGCCTGACGGCCACTACCTGCGGCGCCTTGTGCTGGCAGTGTCCAAGTGCTCGGATGAGGCTTGGGAAGCGCTGAGCACCGCCGCGCACGACTGGTACAACGCCCAGGCTATCCGCGTCAAGGCGCAACAGGACCCGGAAGAGTGCCCCGGATTCGACGGAGCATTCGCTCAGTGGGAGCATGAGCACAAGGACGATCAAGTTGCTTTTGTGGACGCCAGCGTAGAGCAGCTTGCGAGTGCCGGATTCGACAAGGGCATTCTGGAAGAACTGGAGGCCCAGCGTAAGCGCGTTGCTCATCTTGCGGGGCTCGACAAAGCGCCCGCTGATCCCATCGTCGATGCCGTCATTGATTCCGGCTGGCCTACTGGTCCAGAACTCCCCAAGGCGTCATCCAATGACGTGGCACATCAGGACTCGCAAGCGGCTGTCGTGCAAGAGTTCGATACGGTTATCAAAGACGCATTCAAGCCCTACGACTCTGAATCCAAGCGCACCGCAACCGATGCCGTCCGTGCCTGCGTCATGCAGCATCAGGACTGGAATCAATCTCAGATCGCCGCGGAACTCGAAGCCCACGGCCAGCCGGTGAGCCTTGGCACCATCGCCACGGCGCGCAGCATGACCTTGGCGACCATCGCTGTTGCCAAGGGACTTGGAAAGTGGGTGGAGTGATGCTTGACCCATCTCACTTCTATGAAAAGGACGATGCGAGTCCTGAAGGCGATACGACCGTCATCACCGTGACTCTGCATCCTTCAGAGATCATGGAGGCTACGAACTTTGAACAGTTAATGATGCTCAATCTCCATGATGCGGGAGCCCCTGTTACCGGCTTAGAGGGTAACCTTTCTCTCAAGACTGGCTATCTCACGCTCTGTAACAACTTCGATAACGTCCTCACGTTTAAATGTCGGTCCAAGTGAACATCAATTTCACGAAGATAGGCGGGTGGATGTTAGGGATCATGGTCGGAACGATTGTCTGGATACCCGCATGGGGATACTCATTTGTTGCCGACTGGAAAGGCCACTGGATAGTAGGCGCAGTTTTCTTTTTTGTGGCCATTGCTTTCGACCTGCTCCTTATAGGAGGGGCGCGTGGGGATGACCTATAACATCCCACGTCTACCGGGCCGTATGCGCTTTGCGCGCGGTCCTCGTCACGTCTTGCGTTTCCTGAAGTGGATGGGACGCATGAGCCGCGCACTCAACAAACAGAAAGCGAGGTCGAAGTGAACTTTATAACTAGCCATTGGGTAGCGATACTGATCGTTGCAGCCGTCATCATCTTGAGAGACCGCATCATCCTTGCGATCGTAGTCCTGATATGCCCTACGTCGATTCTCAAGAGCGCATTTGATAAGGCTGTCAATAGGCCGGGAGGAATAAAGCGAGCACACCGCTGAAGAAACTCACCATCAAGATGTTTGCACCCGGCAACAGGACCCACAAGACCATCATACTGGCAGCCGGCAAAGGCAAGGTGTTCAAGCCTGGCGGCGAGTTCGATGTACTCTCCCGCGCGGCCGAATCGCTCGAAACGCAGTTCCCGAACGATGAGTTCCGCATGGTCCAAGTTGGCCCGGCGGCGTTCAACTTTGTGTGGCAGCGCAAGAAGACGCTCGAAGAGGTGGCCGATAGGGTAATGATCGGCGGGATGCACCTGGGAGAAGTGGCAACCGTGGAGGTGGGCAGTGGAATATGAAGCAGTGGTTTTGATTGCAGACGGCACGGTGGATCAGGACAACGACTCCATCTCAATCGAGAATGTGTCGTTTACGAATCCTGTCCGCGTCGTCAAGGACTTCGACATCTCGAAGCCGATCGGCATCGCGGCTCTCTCGGTCGAAGGGAACACGGTGAGAGCAAAGATCACCATTCCTGACAGCACAGACCCAACAGGTGAGGCGCTTTGGTATATCCCAGCCATCGGCGGCGGATGCGATCCGGTCAAGCCTGACGGCGACAAGATCAGGACTATCACGAATCTGAAAATACACGAGATTTCACTCTCGATGAAACCCAACAGCGATCCGCGCATCAAGCCGCTGGGTACTCGCGTAGAATCTCGTTAGACCGGTGGTACCGGCGACCTCCTTGGAACACATAGTCCTCCTGCCCGGCATCCTGCGAAGATGTCGGGCTCTTTTTGCGAGTCCTATCACCTTTCGCAACTCGAAGATCGTCTACTACGGCCCTCACACATGCCCCAACTGCGGTGTCCTGATTGTCAAGATGGGAACCGAGTTCGGCGGCACGGCGTTCACCAATCCCGAAGGCCCCATCTACCCCAACACTGAATGGCACCCGCATGTGTGCGACCCGGCGCTTGTCAGGACCCGAAAAGGATTATCGGCACAGTCTAGGGTCCTGATTGACTTCCCCCAAGCATCAGCGCTCAAAATAGGGCATATGGGCTACGTGATTCTCGGGGAGTCTCTAAGCCAGAATCCTGTCAGCGGAAGCGTTTTATGTGTGAGCATGAACCAGAGCTTTTACGGCACTCCCGAATCGGCGTGGACGGGAGTCGTGGAGCGCATCGAAAAAGGCTATCCGTCCTGGCATATCGACCTAAGCAAGTATGATTCCAATTCAGCTTTCGGCGATGACCTTGACCGCCTGCCAGAATGCCCTGAACCGTAGCCCCTCGGTGCTGTGGTAATATCTCAATCGACGGTACAAAAGCACTTTGGCCGGAGTCGTCATGGCTTATTAAAGCTCTGATTGCTCCGACCTTTTTGCGTTTACAGGAGCCAGATGGACGATTTCAGCGTATTTCTCCCGATTGAAAAGGTGGACGCGCAGAGCGGGATGGTCTGGGGCTATGCCTCGACGCCATCGAAGGACCTGCAAGGGGAGATTGTTCCGCTGGACGCCATCAAGGCCGCCCTCCCCGACTACATGAAGTGGGCGAACATCAGGACCATGCACACCAACAATGCCGTTGGCGTGACCAAAGAGGCCCACATCGACGCCAAAGGACTGTACATCGGCGCCAAGATCGTTGACGCCGCCGCATGGAAGTTGTGCAAGGAAGGGGTCTACAAGGGATTCAGCATCGGCGGATCCAAACTGGAGAAGGTTGGCGATGTGGTCAAGGCGCTTTCCTTGCGAGAGATCAGCCTTGTGGACCGGCCGGCGAACTCCGATTGCCGCATCGACGTTTGCAAGATTGCCGGTGGACTCGCCTTTGGAGGGTCGATGGAGAATCAAACCAGTAACGAGACTTTGATGGAAAAAGCTCTTGACACGTTCCGGACGATTCTCGGAATGGGCAAGATTGCGCTTCCGGACCTTGCCAAAGCCGCACAGGACCCGAATCCAAGTCCTGTTGAGTCCGATGAACTGACCGCCGACGAGATGGCCACCTTGACCGCCAAGTTTGCGGACGGCGTTGACCTTGAGAAGCGGGAGTTCACTGACAAGGAACGGAAGCACCTCGGCAGCACAGGGATCGCGCTCCCCGACGGTTCCTTCCCTGTCCAGACCACAAAGGATCTTGAGAACGCAATCCTGGCGAATGGCCGCGCATCGGACCCCGAGAAAGCCAAGGCTCACATCGTCGCACGCGCGAAAGCGCTGAACGCAACCCACCTTCTGCCGACCGACTGGCCGGACAGTACCAAGAAAAAGGAGAGCACCATCATGGATACAGACCTCCAGAAGCGGTTCACGGCAGGAAAAAAGGCGGCCATCAAGAAGGCCGACGACCACATCAAGAAGGCCTCGGCCTCCCACGGCAAGGCGGTCGATGCACTTGAAGCCCTTCACAAGTGCATGGGCAAGGCGGCAGACGGCGGCGACGAGTTCAAGAAGCACCTCACGGCGCTTTCAGGACACATGAACGACATTGCCGACCATCACGAACTGGCTCACGCTGCGCTCGGCAAGGCCATGACTGGCTGGGATGGCGAGAAGGCGGAAACCGACTTGGGCGAAGAGCCTGCTTCGGAGAACGTGGAAGAGCTTTCCCCCCGGCGCATGACTGAAGGCGAAGTTGAGGGCAACACCTTCCGCGGCGCTGGCGACTCGCCATATTCGGCGTCTGCGATTGCGACGATGGTCAAGGCCGCTGTGGCCGAAGCTACCGCCCCGCTGATTGCCGACAACGCTTTTTTGAAGGGCCAGATGTCCGTGATTGAGAGTCAGCCTTCCGCTGGCCGGCGCCCGAAGCTGTTCGTTGCCAGTTCGACCGGCGATGTTTTCCCGTCCAGCGACGGCAAGCCCGACTTCAATCGGCTTATCAACAAGT